CAACGCACTTTGATCCGTTAATTAACAACAGAGGAACTATTACCGTAAAAAAACTTAGCACAAATAGTATATATAACGAAAATAATATGCGGGTTAGATGTCTCATTTTATTGCTCCTCTAATTACTCAAAAACCCATTTTAGTTTTGCCTTACCTACAGGCTCAATATCTTTAATCATGGCTGTAAAGCATCCAGACTGGTAAAAATCCACTTCATGCCTTGTTTCATCGGATTCGATCTTTTCACAAAAGACATGATGCCCGTCTGGGTAGGCATCCATCCCAGTAGAACCCCCATCTGAAGAGGTCTTAATTACAACATAGCTCCCCTTTAAATAGCTTAGCTCTCCACATAGCTTTACCGCTGCCTTGTCTAGAGTAAAATCTCCCTTTCTATTAGTGTAGATGAAATGCTTCGGGACTTTTGCGTAAACAGTATGCGAGCTGTTAAGCTCTATTACGTCTCCAACCTCTAATTTTGTCATTTTATTGCTCCTTTTGTTAAGCTCCCTTTTAATATACACCAGTCTAGCGTTATTGCAACTACCCTTTCACAAATATAACCCATGCAACAGGATCACCAGCCGCTGGCATTTGTTTGATACGGATAATTTCACGACTAACGCCGTCAATAGTTATGCGGCCCTGCATATTAGGCGTAGTACCGAACACGGCACCGGTTACTTGAATATCAGAGGCAGAGACCAAATCATCAACGTATTCTTTCGCAACGCCACTGGCTGTGGCATCCAATTGGATCGGAGTTCCTTCTGTCATTGGGTCGTATTCGGTGGCGCCAGCTACTAACGGTACGTATTCGATAACGCCCTGCTTGAACTTGGCCATCAATCGACTAGCCGTGTCAGTCATGCGCCCGTAAAAATCAGCCATTAATAAACTTACCTTTCTTAATATCGTAAACGCGAACCTTGCCGCCCGTGTATATGTCGCGTGTTGCTGCGTACTCAACCGCCTGTTTTGCGGTCTTGCCGTGGTCTATTGCTGCTATTGCCCACTCGCTACCTGAGCCAGTGGCTGCCACAGCCTCGTCTAGTGGCTCCATCCAGAATTGCCCGCCATCCTGAATGCTAATAAGATAAACGTGGTCATCCTTAACTAGAATACCCTCACACTGCAATTCGAACTCAGTCTCGACCACATCGCCATGACTATAATTAACCGTTAGCGCCGATAGCATCTCAAAGTCAGCACGGCACCCGGCCATAAAGATGATTCCATTCTCTGTCTTCATCCACTTCTGTGCGCCATCCGTCGTGATCATACTCCCTTTAGTCAAACGGCTATCGCAAGCAATCTGCCCGCGCTTATGATCATAGACGATGGTGGTCATAGTTGTTTACCCGTGTGATACAGTGAAGTTACTCGAACCATAACCGCCACTAGCTAAATATGGCGCTAGCATAGCATTGAGCTTGCGGTATATGGTCGCTTGGTTTCCTGTGTCTGAGTATGACACTGAAACGGCACCGAATACAGTTTCTTGTGTCACTCTTTGACCAACGTCACCCAGCGGGTCTTCGCCGCGATCGTAGATCGTAGCCGCCTCCATTTGGGCCGCTATAATATTAAATGGCACTTCTGTAGCGCCATCGCGAGGCCATGATAAGGGCTGTAACGGATCTGTTTTTTCGCCTTTGTATGATTGTACTTCCATATAATCAAGCGCAAGGGTTAGCGTTTCAGTGCTTGGCCTTGTTAGCGTGATTCCTCGCAGTGCAGCCGCTGCTTCATAGTCTACTGTGTCTACGTATCCGATTAGTGCCATGTTGTGCCTCTATAAATAATCATTATCTACTAGTATTCCTACAACCCTGCAGCTTACACGACCATTGCCAGTGGTTGTATTAGAAGAAAAGAAAGCATCCGTCTTCTGAGGTATTGGTGTCATAGCAAAATCTAACTGCACAGTACTTTCGTATATACTGACAACGTTAGTGGCCGTTAGTGGAATTCCAATGCTTGGGTTTCTTACATTCCAGTAAAAGTCGTTATCCCTACCCTTCGGAGCGCTAAAATAACCAACTTGGCCAAATAGCGTAAAACCAGCAGGGACAGTGAAAAAAGCTAAATTACTTGTTTGTCTGCTAGATTCAAATGCGCTAACAATCATACTAGAGTCATTTGGTACTCCGCCAGTGTGTGCATTTTCTCGGGCAGCATAAACATCTCCTATCGTCCCATTTGGGCTAATACATCTCATTTTGTTAATGCGCAATCCTGTACCCTCTGAGAATTCAACAGGGGTTTGGCCACTAAGTGAAATTATAAAGCTTTTTTCGTTATAGTCTGAATCTAAGGTTTCAATAAGAATATTATTAGTGTCAACTGCACTAGTACTGCTCAGCCAAAATGATGTAGGCGTATCGCTAATTGCATACTGACTAGCAAGCGGCCATATAAGTTTGGTAGTCGTTGTTATATTGTTGGCATATGAATTCACATAAACCATCCTATGCCCTGCTATCTGTCCCTTTGATATGCTCAGATGTAAAGGCTCGTTTGATACTTTTTGACGGCGAATATACGCCTTGTCACTCGTCATCAAGTCATCAGGCAAGCCCTGAATTATAGAGGGTACTCTACTCATAGCGTTGGCATCACGTTAGCAGGAAAATCATCTGCTTTTCCGAAAAAAGCGGCTTGAACGTAAAGCTGCGAGCCGATAGGTGCCGCAACAGCGCCTGATTTCATTATAATACTTGTATATGCGTTAGTCTGGTTGAAAGTCTCTGTATTTAATACTTCAAGCAAGACAAATCCATCACCTAATAGAGTGAATTTATAATCGACAGGTGAGCCACTCGCCAAGGTGTTTGTCTCTATATTGAATAGAGAAAACGAATTCAAGCCTGCATCATCAAAAGTTGCAATCTGTATCCTTTGATTAGCCCATGAATCCATAACCTTGTATATTATCGCAGTGTAGTGCTTTTCGCCCGCTAGTATGCTCGGTATTTTATTGTCGAAATTAGTATTTAATGTAAATTCACCCGCACCAGTTTGCTCGGCTAGGCCCACAACATCAGCCCCGCTTGGATTAGCTATTGTTACATTTTCAATAGTCCCGTCAGCGTCCGGACGCCACCCACTCGGGTCAAACGGACTGGGCATGTAATTAGTAACATAAGGATAGCTAACAATAAAACTAGGATTGTGTGACTTTCTTACGCGTCTTTGTTTTTGTTTGTGCCACGCTTGAAACACTTGTGTTTCCGTTGTCGCATAGCTCGGGCTTGTTAGTGTTATCATCTTTTAAACCCTCGTTTATTTGCTTCTTACGGATAGTCTGCATCAAGGTCGTAAAATCAACTGCTTGACCTGGCACTAAGCCATCTTTATTTAATTCTGACATATTAAACCTTAAATAGCGCCCCTCCGAAGAGGGGCTTTATTATTAGTTAGTTACTAAGAACGCTAATGGTACAAGCTTGCGATCTACAACACGGTTCCAGCTTGTGGCTAGCTTCAATTCAGCAATGCTGAAGGAGTCACCAGAAGGAGTGCCGGTTGATTCAAAACCGAACGGGTGCAAGATTTGAGTCTTACGAGTCCATAGGGTAGAGATACCGCCACCGTTACCGCCTGACTCAGCACGCTCCAATTCAACTGGGTATTCTGGCATGCCTTCGCCGTAACCGAATGCACCAGCGCCAAATAACACTGTGGTATATTTGAAGCCATCAGTTGAACCAGCTGTCACAGTCATGCCATCATCAACAATTACACGTTTGCCCATGTAAGTTGGGATAGTCATTTGACCTTGTGAATCAGGGATGAAGTCAATGTCGTCAGCGTCAACCATTTGCTTGTACACTTGAGAGTGAACAGCAATTGCACCTGTATTGGTGAAGGCATCGCCCAAAGTGAACGCAGCTGCGGTGAAATTAGAGCGGCTAAACTTAGTAGCAGCAGATTGACCGGCAATAGACTCAGAAGCAACATCAACAACCATATCACCGGAGTCATTCGCCACGTTATCCGCTAGGATGCCGTCACAAGAAGCAATTAAACGGCGCTGCCATTGACGCATCCAGTATGTGTCAACACGGTTGCGAATGTGAGTCATTGCATTTTCACCCATTGCCAACTCAGCTGCTAGGTCAGATGCAGATAAACCTTTGTTTAAGAATGCTTTGCGGCTTACCTGCTCGGCTTGGGTTAGTTTCTGCGCTGCTGCAACTTCAGCAGGATCATCGCTAGTTAGGTTAGCTTCGATAGCAGCGTCAATGTCATTCCAGAATGGTAATTCTGCTTTTTTACCGGCTGCGTTTGCTAGTGCGTCAAGTAAAGGCGTGCGAACAACAACACCAGATTGATAGAATGCTGTTAGCTCAGGTGAGTTTACAGCAGGTAGGTCTTGAAAGACGGTTACGTCGATAATGTCGGCTAATTGGGTAGTTGCCATGGTTTAATTTTCCTTACAAGTGGGAAGCTGTGCTTCGTAGTCGTTCATACTCTTCTGGGCTTTCGCGCTTAATTTGCACTAGCTCAGCAGAGGTATATTCGTTAAAATTCTTAGTAGCAGCGCCCGTGCTTGTGGAACCAGTCGAGCGCCCGCCCGTGGAACCTGTACCAGCTAGGAAAGCATCATA